CATGTTGTGTCCTTTGTTTTGTATGTGGCTATTGTAGACCCTAAGGGCGGATAAACTCGGAAGCAGTGGACAGTGCGTCAGCCGTCACATCACGTGCTGGGGTGCTACTGTAGAAGAGACCAGCGAGACAAACGATGACCAGGAGCTTGAACATGAGCAGACGGTAGAAGTGAGGAGAGCGAGGTTTCGTGAGAGCAACAAGCATCAGACTAGGTGATCAAGAGCAGGAGAGGCAGCATCGATTGTCTCGTCGGCATAGACTCTCACCCAGCGGATCGGTTCGCCACCTGGTGTCACTCGCCAGATCATCATGTCACCCTTAGCATCGTTCATCTCTTGCCAGATTGAGCAGATCTTGTAAGCGTGTGAGATGTTGATTGACCAATCGCACCCGTAGGAATCGAAGTTGCCCCAGGCAGCAGGTTGGACGGCGAAGGTGGGTTCGGTCATGTTCTCTCGTTTGTTTTGTATGTGGCTATCCTACAGGATCACTGCCAACCTGTATCCTCATCAGGGTCAGTTTGGCGATCGTCCTCATCCTCCCAGCGGGGTTCTTCCTGCAGGAACACGTCGGCGCAGTCGAGATAGCAAATAGCGTTTAATTCGTCGTTCATTTGAGGTTAAAGAATTTGAGGAAAGATAGCCCGGCCTGGGCTATCAGAATGATCACAACTAGTTCAAACATCAACCGAGACGCATGGAGGAGAAGAAAGGAACAGTCGAAAGACCTTGAGCAGTGTTCATACGAACGAACCATTCAAAGTTCTTTTGAAACACATTATCTCCCTGTTCTCCATGTACATTTAAGATTGCGTTTAAACGTGATTTAGTGGTCGTAGTCTGCCAACCACCATCAAATAGACGGATGAATGCATCACCAATCTCAGCAATCTTGTTACCATGGAGAAACACTGTGGAGAGGTTAGTTTCCTCATCGAAAGTAACTGCAGTGTTAGCAGACTGCCAGTTAGCATTGTTGCTGATGGCGGTGTTCATCTGGGTTTCGATCTTACGCATGTTTGGTCTCCGTTTGGTTGATGTAGCTACAATACACGATTTTCAGGTCTGTGACGAAACCGTGTGACACTTAGTCGATCGTCACAGTCCGTTGAGATAGTCAGCAAGCGCTTCATCGTAGTCTGCCTTCGTCTCAAAGGTGCGACCGTGGATGGTTCGGGGGTATGTTGCATCCAGACCTGCTGCAGCGACCATCTCGCAGTCTTGGCGGTCATAACCCATTTCAACGAGATTGTTGACGTATGGGTTGTTGCTTGGTGTTTCGTTGTTCATGTAGCTACAATACAGGATCTAGGGGAGAAATCAACCGATAGTGGACGGTTCCAAGACCGTCACATGCACTCTCCGAGTTCGTTATCAATAGCGTCACCAATTGCAGTGTAGATGTGATCATACTCTTGCAGGTTGGATAACACTTCCCCACAAACTTCATCAGTTTGTCTCACCTCATCTCCATTATCATCATACTTAACAACATCTTCGCTAGTGAAGATCCACCATGCTACAGGTGCATTCTCACCCTGTTCCTTAATCATACTATCAACGCGATCTTTGAGTTGGTTGAGTGTGTAGAATTGTGCAGACATGATTCAGTTAAACAGTTCAGTGATTTTTGCTTGAATAGTGTATGCTAACTCAGTCTCATTCTCGCCATGGTCCTGATAGTCTGCCATTGCATCATAGATCGCATTCCATTCATCTTCAGTGAAGATTTCCCTGACGTTGTTGAACATTGACATTTTGTTTTTTTGACTTGAAACTACAATACACCAAAACCGACCCCTGTGCGAGATTAGTGGACAGTTCCAGAATTGGTTTCGGCCTCACTGTCAATCTCGTCACTGTCACATAACTTCTTTATACTTTCCCATTCATAAGGATATACAACAACTCGACATTGATGACGTTTCGGAAACTCATCTCCAACTAGTATACTTAATGACAACTCACAAACAAATATAACTGTTCCTTTGATTGTTTTGTATTCTACTAAGTCGCCTTCTTTAAACATTATCAATCCTCTTGTTATAGTGATTACGAATCATTTCCATTAATGATTGTTGTAACTTCGGATCTTCTGTTGTATTATATGCTTCAATATACAATGCTATGGCATCATCCGGCCGTGGGATATACATATCAGTCTTATATAAAGTTCTCTTTGATATATTATATGTGCCTGGGCGGGATTTAATCTTCTGTCTTCCGAAGTTGCCAGTCACGGCACCTTTCATCCTGGGCATCTTTGACATAGCAACCTGTGGAAAACTTTTGTACAAGCTTATCATATCACATGGCGCCACACATGTCAACAGGCATACACACGCATATATGATAATAATTTCAAATATATCATATGATAATAATCAGTCATACTTATATGATAATAATTGACGTTTCAGAGTTATTATGATATGATGGCCGCATATATGTTAATAATTTCAGTACATTACATTAGGCATATATGTTAATAATTTGAGGCTGGGGCGTTATTGTCAGCCCTCCGAGGCTATTCTACAGCGTTCGGCGTCTTTCGATAGCGTGCGGGTAAAGGTAACAACTCTTCAGAGGGTTACAGAGGGATATAGAGGCATTAGACAGCCATATATGTTAATAATCTTCTATCTATACAAATTACAAAGCCACATTTAATAAGCCATTTCTTTTTCCACAAGTTTTTCCACAGTTTAATATAATAATGTGGAAAACTAAGATATTAAGTTAGTAATATTGTAATGATTAGGTTGTAGATTGTATCTGTTCAAGTAAGTAAGCACATGATGATAATCAGTGAACCAACAAGTTTTGTGATCTTTTTTATCATCTAATCGCCAAGGGAAGTAAGTACCATGAGGGAATAGTTTTAAGTCTTTACGTTTAGAGAATTTAATTGGTTCTTTCTTTGTATTCTTTCGTTTAGTTGGTTTAGTTGTTTTAGATAAGTTATTGTTTAATGCCTCTTGAGTTTTAGATCTAGACATTATACAGAGAGACGGTAGATTTCATCATTAATCTTTTGTTCTATTTGTTTATGACTTACAGTTACATGTTCAACCTGTTCACCTTTAGCGATTGTGAAACTAGATGTAGTAGAGAGGACTTGACTGAGGTACTTAAGTTCTTCGCGATTAAGTTTCATTGGGTGATAGTTAAACTGATGTATGTATGGTTAAATGATATAAATGATTTTTTCAATCATTTAAGCTGTACTGGACGTGTGATAGGTCGGTTACGAGGGAAATATGGATTTTTCCACGTTTCCCTCTAGTGGTGGACTGGGTTCTAGATCACTTGAAGTCGTTCATACGAGCATCATCGACTTTATATGGAATCTCTTGAATGGTAATCTTAAGTTCATCTCTCACTGCATACTCAATTGTTTTGACTATGTTATTCAAACCATTTGTTTCCCATTTCTTTCTACTGGTTTCATTTGGGTGATACAGAAGAACAAGCATTTTCTTCTTAACCTTTGCACGCATCTCCTCCTGAAGTTTACCAAGACGAAATGCAGCAGATGACATTTTCATGCAACATGTTTCTTCATCGGTGTAATTTGTGATCTTAGTCTTGAGTTTACCTGTGTAAGGATCAGACTTCCAATCAATCCAGTTAGCAGTACTTATAGGTTGGTTATCCTTGACTTCTTTTGCAACAGTGTTCATTGCAGAATTGATATCATGCAAAGTTACACCTACCAATTGAAGATCACGTCTCAATTGTGGTGAACGAGGACCAACACCTCTCTCAACTGCTCTACGGACATAACGTACTGTATCATCTAAAGATGTACTTTTGTACTGCATATCCTGTTTGTTCAACATCAAACCTAGGAGATCAACTTCTGCCTCAATCCATCCTTCAGTACGTTCTGAAGGAATAATCATAGTTTTGACCTTTGACTTATCCTTTACTTTAGACCGATCAATTCCCCATGTAGTGTGGTTTCCATCAACACGGAGATCTTTGTTACCAGGAAGAAAACCTTCAAATACAATGATCGGATCACATTTATCAATACCGTTATCATTTACACGATCACGAATTGAATCTTGGTGATCACCGTCGTTAGAATCACGAACTTGATGGAATTCCATCTCAGTGTGATATTCAATTGATTTCCTTACAACTGGAAAAGCATCAGTTGTAATTTCATCGTACAATTCTTCTACTTTTTTAGTATTAGGAAGTATGCATTTACTTGCAGGACTACCATTTGTCTTGTTGTAATACATCGGATTACTTGCAGCTTTCGCATTGGAAAGTTCCTGATGTTCACGACTCCGCATTTCAGGAGTACTACCATACTCCATTACTTTGAAGATGAAAGAGTAACTTGGATCATCAAAGATTTGTTGAAATTCTTTATCCTCAGATGAATGGTTGTATTCATCATCAACAGATCCTGTATGGTATCCGATATATTTTTTTCCGTTTTCAATCACAGTCCACTCATACAAATACGCATCGTATTGTCGTGGGGATGGGGCAATTTGGTTCTTGATGTTTCGTTCCATGGTCTACACAAGGTTATGGAGGGAATTCTGGTCAGTTTAATGTCATGACCAGGACAATTATACAGAACTTAGTCTGTATTGTCAACCAGTATAGTAGGCGTTGCGGTAGAGATAACCACCCGCCCAATCACAATTAGCGAGAACAAATTCTCGTTCCTTGATGATTAACAGATTGAACCGTACACCTTTAGCAGGTGCTTTGACTGATGCAGGTTTGTACATCTCACCAGTCTTCTTATCAATGAAACAGTGAATTGAATCACGTTTGCCATTGATATTCATAAAGATTTTGTGATACTTACGACCAGAAGAATCTAGATCGAAAGCATAGTTTGCCATACCAATAGATTTGGTTTGGTAGTTGTATTGGAGCGCATCACACAACATCAACCCATATTTCACGATATTTAATTGAATGGTGTGTTGTGCGTCTTGTTGATCGCTGTACTGTTGCATCGTGAGCGTCATGAGTGCGTTCCTTTCAACATAGCCAATATACGATAAGGCGAGGGCAAAGTCAAGGGGCTTACAGACGATTTTAGATAAGTATTACTTATTAGAGGTCATAGAAGTGATAGATTTCATTAATATGATCATTCCAAGCGCTTGCCATATGTTAACCTGTACAGCAAACCACCCAAAAACCACAGTCGTAAACCATGCTTGAGTTAAAATTATTGCGAGAGATGCAACTACAACACCAATATATTTTGTCTTTTCCATCTTCTAATCAGTTGATACAAATGGTTTGAGTAATGGCATAGCAGAGTATGCCGTAGTATTGTTTAAATCTACTGGTTTACCTGGACGTTTGTGGTTAATTGGGGCAATGTAACATTGCTTTTTTGTGTTGTAGAATCCCCAGATGGAGACGATAGGATCATTAGTGTAACTATACCTAGCGTGATTCCTAATCCAAATGCCAACGACGTTGGTCTTATGCTCTTTAACATAGTATGTGAAACCTTCTGGTGGTTGATGAGGGAAATCAGTTGGCAGTTCTTTCAATGGTTGAATCATAGTAGTTCATCATTTTAGAGTCACGATGAGCAAGGAACATCAAATAAGATGACATTACAAAGATCGTGATACCAAATGCTAGGGAGTATTGCAGGATATTTAATTTACTCATAGGTTTGTTTGATTGCATCAGACTTGAATCGTCGGCATAACTTAAACAACAGTTTCAGATCGTCTTCAATGACATAACGGAACGAGTCTGATTCGATGATGAACTTACCATCCTCCATCCAGATTTGTGGAAGTTGTTTCTTGTAGACTGGAAGATCGAAGACCATGATGTTAGATAAGAGTTTACAGTTA